ATAGTTCCACATGTCAGGATATGCTCGCATCATTTCATGATTGCAGGAGAAGAATAAAGCTTCATAGATGTTACGTAGCTTCCACTCCTTCTCTAAGCGTCTGAACCAGGCGATAGAAGGACTCATGGCTCCTGCACCCCCACGTAGACTCCACCGCCATGAGCCTCGCTTCTTGCTGTATGAGCAGCGTCCATAGGTGGGAGGGAAACAATATACTTTACCAGTCCAGGCTATCTCTGTATTTAGACCATCTTCCTTCTTGGTATAGAAGTTTTTAGCATGTATAAAATCTTTATTTGCTTTTTCTGTACTGCAAGGATCTAAATCTATATCTCCAAGTAGAGCATCAATGTAGGGAAGATACTCGACAGGAGTTATCCAGTCTTCCTCTAGATTCCATATTCTTTTTGCATTCTCAAAGTTTCTACGAAAGGTTTCGTAACTTTTTTTCATTCTTTATCTAGCTTAATCATTTCTTCTCTCTTGAAATGAAATAGCTTTAATCCTTTTTTATCTTCGATAATAAATAGAGCATCTCTTTCTGGATCTATTGATTCAGCTTTGGCAATTGCTTTCCTCATTACCTCTGCAGCACCATCTATACCTCGGCTAGATAGATCCTCCAAGGCTACTATTAACTCTTTTGTACTCATGTAATACATACTATTTTCTGTATTATCAGGAGCATAAATCACAACCCCAGGTCCTTGTGCATTAAAGAATTTTTCATAGAAGTCTGCCATATCAGCACATATTCTCTCAATGATGAGAGTAAGCATCTTCTCTTCAGTTTCACTTGGATTTGGCTTCAGTAGTTTCTTTATTAGTTTCTGTTTTCGATCTGTCATGTCTGATGTATTTGAGTAAGTCAGAATTTTTTAAAGTCTGATGTAGTTTAGGTAATCCCCGATAGAGAACAACGGGTTTGCCAGCGTTCCCTATCTTCTTTACTAATTTACCCTCTCTATCTCTGACCTTAATCAGTTCTTCTTGACGTAGCAGGTACTCTGCTACACAACGATAACGTCGTTTTGAATTGAGATCAATGTCAGGAAATCGATCACATATGGTAGCTGGTTGCATATCACTGAAAGCTATTCTTATCTGGTCAGCTAAAGATAAACCAAGAACCATGTCATTGGTTGAGGTTTCATGCTTCTCCACCATAGTCAGGTAACGTCTGAGTGATGGATTATCAAAACTACCTGATGGTGGTATGAACATTTCAACCTGTTCAGCTAATGAGTCTACTAATAACTTTTGATAGTTCTTGGTAGTAACTTTTGATATATCTAAATCCCTGAACCTGTAGCTTTTGTATTTTGTAACCGGCTCTAATTTTATGGGATTATCTTTACCCTCCGTCAGCATCCAATCAATAAAATCCATGCAGTGCTTACTTATGGGCAAAGACTAGCGTGATTATATTTATCTCACCAGTAGCAAAATTTTATATTTTTGTTAGAGTCAGCTATATAGGTGAATAAATTTTATGAAAAGAGGAATTACTTGGGCTGAATTTTTACTACTGATTATCTTTGTTCCTAGTACAATTTTTGGAATTACTAAAGGTTATGAGTATTTAGCTGATAAAATTACAATAGAAATAATATTTGAGAAATAAAATGGGACGACCATCGGCTCCAGTTACTTATAGACCTACACCTACAGCTCCAGTAATTTATCAATCAGTTATACCTGAAGAAGATTTTGAGAGAACTACAGCCTATATAAATGAATTAAAAGGAGAAAGAGCTAAAAAGAAACAAGAACTGGAAGCTCAAGGTTTTGGAACATCTGCTATGGCAGAGCGTCAGAAAATGTATGCACAAGCTGAAAAGGATGCATATGAAAAATCTTTGAAGAAAGTAGGTCCTTAAACTTTTATTTCCTCTTTACAACTAGCAAGCCATATATCGTAAGTATCTTTCAATAAGTCATAGTCTTCTATAGGTAATACCATGACGGCTTTATCTTCCCATACCAGACCACCTTTGTCTTTTAAGTCACTAATTAC